GTATTAGTTCAAGTAAAATTCTTAGTTGGTTAAATTAATAAATGATAAAAAAAAAATTGTTCAATTAGCTCAAAATTAATTGCCGCCTAATTTAAAAGATCGTCAGTTTTACTGGGGCGGGTAACAAAAATCGATTTTAGCTTTATATTTTGAAATAATTTTCAGAAATAATGAAAGGCCAGAACAAGATTCTGGCCTTTTTTAGTTCCATTTAAGCTTAGCTTGCTACGCTTAAAAGTAAGGAGGTGGCGCCATGAGGCGTTGGGATTGGAATAGATTGATTGCCGGGCTCATGGCAGTCGCCGTTGGATTCCTGATTGGGTGGATGGCGAGTGTATGGTAAGGCGCAGACAAACACCCATGTACTGGCAGAACGGCTCATATGGCAGCAAAATTGACCATATTACGGAGCATGATTTGATGCCATGGTCTAAAAAGGAGTATGCAAAGCATCACTCACAGCAGAGTGGTGCTTTTTCTGTGGCTGAGATGACTGAAAGGAAAGATAAACGTGAAAAATGAATTTGATGGAGCAACAGGTTGCCTATTAGCAATCGCGTTGTGGGCAGTTATTATAGCGGTATTCTTCTTTTGGCTTCTACTTGATGCTGGCGTGGGGATGGGTAGTAGTTCCCATCTTTAAGCTTCCAGCATTGACTTACTGGGGAGCCACGGGGTTGTCTGTGATGTGGTCGGTTCTATTTCAAACAAATATCAAGACTAGCGATGATGGGATTGAAACGCTGAAGCATGATGTCACGGTGCTTGCTGTAGACACGTTGGCTATGGTGGTCCTGTGGCTGGTCAGCCTGGGAATTTAATTCCATTGATTACAAAACAAACACGGATTGGGAGGTGGTGGCTATGATTGCCAAGACAAAGAAATCCGAAACGAGAACAAGCTAAAGGATTATGGCTAGAATCGGGCAAGAAACGCCCATTGAAGGACATTGCTAGTGAGCTGAAAGTTTCTGCATCAACAGTTCGAAAATGGAAGTCAACAGATAATTGGGACGAGAAAACGAAAGGGAGCGCTCCGATTCAAAAGGAGCGTTACGATTCGTTACACAAGAATAAGAACGCTATCGGCAATCATGGAGGAGCCGCACCACCACAGAATAAAAATGCGGTGACCCATGGCCTATTTGCCAAGTGGCTGCCAGACGAGACTAGCGAGATTCTTGGAATTGTCGAAGAACAGTCCCCAGCCGATATTCTATGGCAAAATATTACGATTCAGTACACCGCAATCATTCGAGCACAAAAGATCATGTATGTGGAGAACGCTGATGACCTGAGCGATGAAATATCCGGTTCAGGTATGGGGACGACTTATGACGTTCAGTACGCATGGGACAAGCAAGCCAACTTTATGTCGGCTCAATCCCGTGCCATGGGAACCCTCGGAAACCTGATTAAGCAGTTCAACTCAATTGCTGACGAAAATGATATTCGCCGTCAACGTCTTGAACTGATGAAAGTACAGGTATCCAAGGCCAAGGCAGAAGTTGCCCAGCTCAAGCGTGACAGCGACCGCGATAACATGCCATTGCCAACGTTTGTTGACGATTTACCAGAAGACGATGTAGAGGGGGAAGACACCGATGAAGATGGAGACAAGGCATCCGGAAATCAAGATTAAGTACCTCATTGGCTCTGGATATAACAAGTTCTGGCGTGACAAGCACTTTTATCGTGTAGTAAAAGGCTCGCGTGGTTCGAAGAAGTCACGAACCACAGCACTTAACTTTATCTACAGAATCATGAAGTATCCGTGGTCGAATCTATTAGTTGTGCGGCGCTATTCCAACACCAATCACGATTCAACTTACACTGTTCTAAAATGGGCGATTAACCGACTTAAAGTTAGCCGTCTTTTTAAATGCAATGAAGGAAAACCAGAGATTGCCTACTTGCCTACTGGCCAGAAGATTATTTTTCGCGGGCTTGATGACCCACTGAAAGTAACTTCTGTTGATGTGGACACTGGCGTTCTTTGCTGGTCGTGGTTTGAGGAGGCGTTCGAAATCGAGAACTCTGATAAATTTGAAACTGTTGTTGAATCAATTCGTGGAGGACTACACGATCCGTTTGAAGACCAACAATATGTGCCGGCCGATGAAATTGTTCAGCGGCAAGTATGGGAGAAAGAATTTTTCAAGCAAATCACCATCACGTTTAACCCGTGGTCCGAGCGGCACTGGCTTAAGGCGATGTTCTTCAACCCGGAGACTAGGAAGCCAGATACTTTTGCACGCACAACGACGTTTAGGTGCAACGAGTGGCTCGACGACCAAGACCGGCAAAGATACCTTGACCTATATCGGACGAACCCTAGACGTGCTCAGATTGTCTGTGATGGAGACTGGGGTGTTGCTGAGGGACTTGTCTTTGAGAATTGGGTAGTTGAAGACTTCGATGTGAATAAGATTGTCGCTGAGTCTGACGGTGTCGGCCATGGTATGGACTTTGGATTTACTCATGATCCGACCACGTTTGCTGAGATGGCAATCAATCGTGAGACCAAAGATATCTGGGTGTTCCAAGAGCTGTATCAGAAGGCTATGAAGACACAGGACATCTACGACTGGCTCGAAGAACACAACTACTTGAAGTCAGACATTGCGGCGGACTGTGCTGAGCCACGGCTGATTGATGAGTTGCAGGCCAAGGGAATTCGGCGGATTCACCCGTCAATTAAGGGTCCAGATTCGATTGACTATGGGATTAACTTTCTGCAAGGCTATCGAATCCATATCCTGCCAAGCTGTACACACGCGATTGAAGAGTTCAACACGTACGTGTTTGACCGCGACAAAGAGGGCAATTGGCTCAACAAGCCGGTCGATGCCAATAACCACTTTATCGACGCGATGCGGTACGGATTGGAAAAGTACATTCTGGAATACGAGTCATTAGAGAAGCGCTTTGGCGTGGTATAGCAAGGAGGCGAATTGATGAGTAAAGATATTGTAGGACTTGATGGTCAGCCACTAATCATGGACTTCATGCAAACCAAGAGTGGGCCAACAGCTGGTAGATCATCACACCCTGATTCATTCCGTATGCAGCGTCCAGGGATGGGACACCACTTAGATGACTACGAGCTGGAGCAACTTTATCGCGGCAATTCAATGGCTCATAACATCGTAGATATTCCTGCAGAGGACATGACCCGTAATGGCTGGCATATCAAGATGGACGACAATGACTTGGCCGCTAAGTATGAAGCACGGCTTAACGAATTGAACGCACAAAAGCGATTCAAAGACCTTTACCGTTATTCGCGACTATACCGCGCTGGGTACATCGCCATTAGTACCAATGAGAGTTGGAATTATGACCTTGCAGACCCCCTTAATCCGGATAGGCTGCTACGCATTCCGTTTATCACGGCGTTTAGCTCGAAGAAAGTAAACGAAACCAAGTTTGATGATGATGTTTTCTCACCAACTTATGGTCAAGCACTGAGCTATCAAATCAATAACGGAACTGCTGACGTTTTGAGCGCAGAGCATTACGGTACACAGCTGGTTGACAAGTCACGTCTGCTACGGCAACAAGACTTGCGTTTCGAAGATGAGACTGAAGGTGTATCTCTGCTAGAGACTATTTACGACATCCTAATGACGATGGACACCGGGCTCTACTCGGTCGGCGAGATTCTCTACGATTACGTGTTCAAAGTGTTTAAGTCCCCAGCTGTTGACGATACAAGCCCTGACAAGCTACTGCAAGTTGGAGCGGCAGCCTCTTCCAAGTTCCGTACCGAGTCTACGGCGCTGATTGGTGACAAGGACGAGCTGACCAAAGAGTCAACAAATGTCGGTGGAATTGACAGTTTGCTTGACTTCCTTTGGGAATACCTTAGTGGTGCGGCCCGCATGCCTAAGTCAGTGCTTAAAGGCCAAGAAGCCGGAACACTGACTGGTGCGCAGTATGACGTAATGAACTACTACTCGCGGATTGCGTCGGACCAAGAGAACAAAATGCGCCCCCAGTTGGAATACCTGCTTAAGCTGCTCATGCGAGCTAGTGACGAATGTGGCGGTCCGCTAGACCCTGACACGGTCAGCTGGTCAATTGAATTCAATCCCTTGTGGTCTGTAGATTCTCAAACTGACTCTCAGATTCGCTTAGCAAACGCGCAGGCTGACCAAATTTACATCCAAAATGGCGTGCAAGGGCCTGATGAAGTGCGCGAGGCAAGATTTGGAGCCAGTGGGATGGACCCGGATGGCATGGTTGACGCCGATAGCATGAGTGATGATGAACGTCGAGCACTGGTTGAAGCGTACAAGAAAGAACATGGCGGTGATTAGCCATGAGAGTGCCACACACGCGTTTTCCACTATCAATTGAGAAATCATACGGACGTGATGGACAACGTGCTCTATCGATAGCTGAGAGCATTACTTTGATGCTTCTCAAATCTGAGATTAAGCCAGTGATTGACCGACAAACGGTCAACGATTCGGAATTTGTCAATGATGATTTCGTCGACTGGATTCAAGGACTAATTGATAAGCTGAAACAATTGATTCTGGGGTCGTTTACTGATAGTGATGCACAGCAAATGGTTGACCGGTTTATGCAGGCGATTAATTCAAGCAACCGCAGTAATGTAGCTACACAAATTATGGCCCATACCAAAGTTTACAATCAGAGCTTATTAGCTAATGGTAAGTCAACGATTCTAGCGGTTAATCCGGTTGCTGGGGATGCACAGCTTGATGGATTCATCAAAGGAAAGATTGCTGAGAATGTTAGTTACATCAAAGGGATTCGTGATGAGTATGCTACCAAAGTGGAACAGATCATCTATCGTGGTGTGACTCAGGGACAGTCTTATGGCGAGATGGCTCAGTCCATCAAACACCAGACACATCTTAGCGATAATCGTGCAGCCTTCATCGCTCGTGATCAGTCAGGAACCGTCTATGGTCAGATGACCAGAAAGCGGCACCAAGCAGTTGGAATCAATCATTTCAGTTGGCACGGCATGCTAGATGAGCGAGAGCGCCCGTCTCACGTTGCTCGCGAAGGTGTTGTCTATGACTATGACACTGCAGACCTGCTGCCAGGACAGGACTATGGCTGTCGATGTGTGCCTGACCCAGTGTTTGACGACGAACTGTAATAGAAGGGAGGTGAGTGTATGACAGATATCACTAATTCAAGTGCTGCAAGCTCTGCAGCAAGTTCAGCGAGTTCAACTGCTACTAAAGTATCCTCATATGCATCAAGTGCAGCTTCCTCAGCGGCAAATTCCGTGACTAAGCCGGCAACTATTGCCAAGGCTACTACAGACGCCAAGACCGTTACTTTGAAGTCTGGCGACCAGTTATGGCGAGTAGCTACTGATGCTGGAATCTCATTGGAAACATTAGTTGAATTGAATGGCTTGAAGGACTTCTCGGTTAAGCCCGGTAAAGTTCTGCAATTGCCATAGAGAGAGGGTGATTGTATGAAATTCTATGACCGAGCTGAGCTGGGAAAATATACCGAGACACCAGAAGGCTACTTACATGGTGAATTTCCGATTACACGTCCGGGAGTATTCCCATACTTACGTAACGGGGGGAGTATCTCACAGGTCGCTAAGCTTCCCGATGAGGTGTTTTCAAAGGAAACCATCGAATCCGCTAACAACAAGCCATTGATCAATGATCACCCTAGCGTGGGCGTTGATGTGAACAACTTCAAATCACTATCTGTTGGTATGACAGATAGTGATGCACACGTTGAGGATAACAAGCTGGTCGTTGGTGCGACGATTACTGATCCAGACATGATTGCCCAGATTAAGTCAGGTAAGCGAGAGCTTTCAATTGGCTTCAACGCTGACGTTCCTGCTGAGTCTGGCGAGTATGGAGGTTCTCAGTATGGCGCCGCTCAGCGCAATATCAAGATTAATCACATTGCTATCGTAGACAGGGGCCGCGCAGGCCATGGTATCTCAATCCATGATGACGCGGCCTTTGTTATGGGCGATAGTGATACGAATACAGGAGGGAAACACATGGCGAATTTAATTATCGACAGCCAGCAATTTGAAGTGGACCAGCATGTTGCAGACGCCCACGACAATTTGAAGAAGCAAATTGCAACGAAAGAGGCTGAATTAGCCAAGCTAAAGAAGCAGCTGGACGGGGCCAAGGGCGAAGCCGACAGTGCCAAGAAAGAGGCTGATTCGCTTAAGGGTGAGCGTGACGCCTTAAAGGGCCAACTGAAGGATGCTGAATCCAAACAACTTGATCAAGATGCATTAGATAAGTGTATTGATGCACGCTTAGCACTGCAAACCAGTGCGTCACGTTTTGTTGGCGACAGTTTTGACTTTAAGGACAAGTCTGACCGAGATATCAAGGTTGCCGCAATCAAGACGACCAATGATTCATTCGACGAGAAAGACAAGTCAGACGATTACATCAACGCGTTCTACGATTCTGCAGTTACCTTGGCGGACAAGCAAGGATTCACTCATACGATGGGTGGAGGCGCTCACGTTGAAACTGACTCGGTCGACAAGCTGAAGGACGACCGGGCCAACGCATACAAGTAAAGGAGGGATGAATCATGGGATTAGTTCCACGTCCACAAATGTATATGGACCCCAGCATCGGACTCGGTAAGATTGCTGATATCCGGCGTACGGAGGTCGACTCAGCTGTAGCAGCTGGTGTGATTACGGCCGGTGGCGCCGTTCAAATGAGTAATGGTGCAGTTACTACCGTAAGTGATGGTAAGTTCTATGGAGTTGCAGTTGCAAAGGACTATGTCGACGACTTAGACGCGTTCCCACAAACTTCTAAGTACAAGGCCAAGCAAATGGTTCCGGTGCTTCGAAAGGGGACCATTATCGTTGCTATTACCTCTGACGTTGCTGAAGGTCAGCCAGCTGCAGTTGATGGTACAACTGGCAA